ACGAAATCGCTCGAGGTCGCGGGTGCCTCCGACCGCGTAGTTGAAGATGAAGGACTTGTCCTCGAAGTCGACGTCGTCTGTGTAGATGTACTCGTCGTCCCGGTCGTCTTCCGGGATCACGTTACCCTCAGAGTCCTTGTGCCACAGCACCTTCGGCTCGACGACGACCTTGGTGAGAATGCGGTCCATCGCATCCATCATGTCGAGAACGACCTTGGGGTCCTTGGCAACCTCGGCCATCTTCTCGGGAGGCATCCCGCGTCCGGTGGCGATGGCCTCGTTGACGAGAGGCATCAAGGAGTCCGGGATGATGCCCTCGGTCAAGAAGGACTCCATGCCCGGACGCTTGACGAGTGCGACGTCGCCGCTCGGGAGGGTGAGGTCCTCGCCCTTCTTGCGCTTCCAGGTGCTCTTTTGCTTGGGGGTGCTCTTCGGCTTGCGAGTGGAGGTTGCCATCCGTGTGGTCCTCTCCTTCTTCGGTTGTGGTTACTGCGAACTAGACGATCGCAGCAGCGGTCTCGTTCTGGACGAGTTCGTAGAGCACGTCCGTCTTGGTCGCGTTCTTCGAGCCGTACCCGTCGCCGGAGCACTGCGTCAGGTAGAAGACCCCGTCGCCCATCTCTCCCTTGACGCCACCGGTCGCCTTGAGCCGGTAGAGGACCGCGTGGAAGTCACCGCCGGACTCGCTCATCGCCTGGCCCTCAGCGAAGAACTCCGGTCGGATGTCGGTGACCTTCTTGTTGTAGGTCTTGACCTGGCTGGGCGTCACACCGGTCGAGGTGACGGTGCCACCGTTGATGACCGCGAGGGCCTCCATCGAGATACCACCTGCCTCCAGGTCCCAGGACAGGGTCGCGCCCTTGCCACGCGCGATGATGACCTTGTCGTCACCACGGAGTTCCTCGAAGTCCTCGGCCTCCTCGAAGGAGAGCACTCGGCCATTCGGGAGATCCACGGCGGTTCCCTTGACCCCAGCACTCGTCAGGGTGTACACCTTGACGTCGCGGAGGCCGTAGGGAAGAGTCTCGGCTAGCACCATTAGACTCTCTCCTTCCTTCCTGTTGCGGGATCCTTGAACCGCCTGGTCTCAAGCAGTTCACCGTTCAACGGGTCGAAGCGATGGATGACTACCACCCCGTCGATCCCGTGTCCGCAGCGAGAGGATCGGCACTTCACCTCGAGGACACCATCGCTGGTCAACTCCCCGAACTTGATGCCGTTCTCACAGCGGAGTTCCATGTGGGGTCAGCCGTTCGCACCGGACGGCGGGCCTGCGGGGGCGGAGGGGTCGGACGTGCCAGGGTCGCCGGACGTCTCCTCGACGGTCTCACCGCTGGTGACGGTGAACTCGTCGTCGGTCTTGAAGTACTCGACGACGCCCTCCGGCCAGTCGGTCGCATCCTTGGCGTAGCCCTCCGCGACGGAGAACTCGATCGTGTCGAAGTCCTGACCCAGCCGCTCCCAATCGGAGCGCTCGATGATGCGAGTCACGATGCCGGGGTACCTCGTGTACTCGACCTTGACCGGGGTCTTGTTCTTTGCGGCTGCCATGTGGGTTCCTCCCGAAGACGGTGGCTGTGCTCAGGCTACAAGCCCGAACCAGCAAGGAGAAAGGCCGAGGTACGTACGTTCGTCCCTCGGTCCTCATCATGCAGATCTGGGCTGTCTCCCTCCCACTGGACGTCGGTGAGCCAGATGCCGTTGAGGGTGCTCGGTGCGAGACCTGCCATCACCGTTTTCACTCGCAGCAGAACCTGATCTATGTCGGTGTAGTCCTGACTCTCTCCGTGCGCCCAGAAGGTACAGCGCCATGTTCGATGCTTCCCCACCCCCGGCGTGGGGCCTTCGAACGTCAGTACACCGAAGGGGAGGGTGTCCGGTACGCCCTCGACGCGATCCCCAGCCAGCCCACCCGGTAGTAGCCCCATCAGCGTGGTGTCGGCGATGAGCGCCTGGTACACAAGCCTTCTCACGAGAAGCCTCCGGCGTGCGGGAAGGAGTCCAGGAGCCCCTTGACGGTCTGCATGACCTTCGGTCCGAACTCCTTGACGGTCGGCAGGATGATGGCGTACTTGCCGTCGTTCTTGACCTCGAGCCAGATGCCGTAGTCGACCTGGTGGAAGAGAAGCAACTCGTGCTCGCCCTTGTCGTTGACGCCGGTGTACCGAGCGGCCAGTCCGTTACGAGCGTTGGTCGTACGGTCCGTCCAGGGCGCGTTCGTCTTCATGTAGTTCTCAGCGCGTGGCTCCTGGAACTTCATGGCCCCAGCGATCACCCTGTCAACAAAGGGAACCAGGGCCGGGATCGTCTTCAGGAGGTCGTTGCGGTCCATGACGATGCCACCCTTGTTCCTAGCCACGGTTCGTCACCCCCGCCTTCACTTCGTAGGACCCGACAGTGACGGTCCAGACGACCTCGTGCTTGAGGCCGTCCTTGAAGAACCAGTCACCGCGCTGCACGTTCAGCCCGATGTCCCCGACCATGTGGAAGTCGACCTGGACCATCTCGCCGTCCAGGAGCGCCTTCTCCTCGATCCGACCCTGAACCGCCTGCGGGGTAAGGCGAACTCGCTGAGGGGAGAGAGTGGACGGTGGCTGCTTCTTCTTGCCGCCCGCACCGTTGGCAAGGAGTTCCGCACGGCTCAGCGTCACGTCGTACGGGTCCGCGTCGATGAAGCGGCGCGTGTTGCTCCGCTGGATCGCGATCTCCGTTTCACTGCTCATGTCAGCCCCTGACGATGCTTCCGACCTTGGGCCGCACGACGACGTCTTCGACGACGACGGTGGCGGCTGCCTTCTCTCGGAAAGCCTTCTCCATCGCGAGCGCGTTCTTGGCAACGTCGCTCAACTTTCGCGACGAGCCGCTCTCACTGACATCGACCAGTTCGGCTGCGGCTGCTGCCTTCTGGCTCCAGACGTCGGCGGCAGCGAGGTTGAAGTCCAGTTCTCCAGCCGGGGTCAGCGTCAGCGCCAGGATCTCGGCCAACTGCTGATCGGTGAGGGTCGTCTCCCCGACCAGCGTTCGCAGGCGAGCAACGTCCTCGTCGGTGATGGTGACTGACAGCAAGCCATCGGGTACTGTCATCGAACCTCCTTGGTTACCAGCAGTTTAGGCCACATGGAGGACATCTGGCTACGCCGCCCAATTCGTCCGAAGGAACTCCCACGACTCCCGTGGTGGGATGTTCAGCAGTGCTCCCTGATGACCACCAGTGACAGGAGCGCGCAGGGTCACTGCTGGATCGTTGACGGCCGAAACGAAGCCCGTCGCTTGTGAATACGGGATGGTGGGGTCGTCGGAGGAGTGCGCCACGAGCAGTTTCGGTCCGCCCCGGAAGGACGAGGCCGTCGCCAGCGGCGATCGCGGCGCTCCCTGCGTCAGATACGTCGCGTGGGTGCCGCCGTACAGCCCGTCGATCTCGGCGGTGAACAGGTTGGCCTCGGCGTAGTCGAGGTCATACAGGGCGTTGAACAGCACGCCGCAGGCCACCATGGTCGGGTTCTCCACCAGCCAGCGCAGCACGTTGCCGCCGCCACCGGACCAGCCCGCGACGGCGATCTTCGGCCCGGCGATGCCGACGGTGTTGACCATCCAGTCGTGCAGGGCCGTGAGCGTTGTCATCGACGCTGCGGTGTCGAACGTGTCGGGGGTGCTGATGCACGCCACCACGTGCCCCCGGTCGGCCCAGAACTCGGGGTGCCCGGCGAACGCCTGGCCCTGCGCGTTCTGGTAGGCGTTGGCCCCGTGGCCGTGCTGGAAGATGACGCCGCGTAGCCCCGCGCCGAGACCCTTCCACGACGGGGTGCTGTAGACGACGTCGACCCCGGCGACGGTGGCGCGACGAGTCTCGGCCATCTACTTGTACTCAGCGGTGAAGTAGTTCTCCGCCCCCACGGCCCCGTAGCCGGGCTGCAGCGCAGCGGAGGTCCAGTTGGCGGGGACCGCCTCGGCGGTGAACGCCCGGATCTTGTACGTCGCCGCCGACACCGGAGCGGGCAGCCACTTCTCCACGGTGATCGACCCGAGGATGTTGCGCGACAACGCGACCGAGGTGATCGCCATGCCGTTCTCGGAGAGCACGTTGTTGCTGTTGTCGGTGATCGTCAGCAGCATCCGCAGCAGCGCGTTGGCCGTGGCCGTGCCGCCGTTCATGATGGCCTCAGCCTTGAACCGCAACATGATGCCGCGCACCGCCGAGGCGGGCACCGACAGGCTCAGTCCGGTGACGTCGGTGGGGGTCGTTCCGATCGCCTTGATGTCGAAGGTGCTCGACAGGATGGCCGGACCGACCGCGAACCCGGTCACGGCGTTGGCAAGCCCGACCGTGATCGGGGTCTGCACGCCTGCGATCTGCTCGTAGAGCGTCCCGCCGGCCTGGTCGGTGGCGAAGTACAGCGAGCCGTTCGGCGTCGCACCGTTCGCGGGCATCGCAGAGAGCAGCCCGTACTTCGGAGCCGCATCAGTGATGGCTCCGGTGACGAACGCCGTAGTCGCCAGCGAAGTATCGCTGTCGCCGGGCGAGGGCGTCGGGGCCGTCGGGTTCCCTGTGAACACAGGGGAAGCGAGAGGAGCCTTGAGCGCCACCGTTGTCGCAAGAGCCGCCGCCGTGCTCTCGTCCGCCGCCAGCAGGGCCGCGATCTCACCGAGGGTGTCCATCGTGCCCGGAGCACTGTTGATGAGATTAGCGATGGCGTTTGAGATAGCGGTAGCGCGGGCTGCGGCCTCCGCGTTGACCTTCGTAGTGGCGTCGGTTGCCGCCGCTGCGATGGCGGAAGCCTCAGCAGCAGAAGCCTTCGCGGTCGCATCGGCACTAGCCGTCGCGATGGCCGAGGCGGCTGATCCAGCCGGGTCGTAGTCTTCGTGGGCATGGGTAGCCGCTGTTCCGAGCCCTAGACTGCCGCGAGCCGCCACCGGATCGGTTAGATCGCTGAGGTTGCTGGACTTCGAGGCCTTTCCAGCGACGGCCGTCGTGAGAGCGCTCGCTGCTGCTTCGTCGTCCGCAAGCGCCGTAGCGATCTCGTTCAGGGTGTCGAGGGCTCCTGGGGCACCGTCGATCAGGGCCGTGACGGCGGCTGCGCGGGCCGCTACCTCGGTCGCGACCCGACTGGCAGCATCTGCCGCCGCTGCGGCGATCGCGGCGCTCTGCGCGGCGTCTGCCTTGGCCTGGGCACCAGCCACCGTCTCCCCGGTAACCTCCTCCGGGACAGACACATGGTAGAGGGAGACTCTGTCACCCAACTTGTTGATGAGGACTTCGAACGGCACGAGTTTCCCCTCTCCTTGGCCCTGCCGCTACGACCCGGGGAACCAGGGAAGGACTCCCCGGGTCGTAGCGCGACTCAGGGGACTAGTCCTCGTTGTCGTTCGCTCGGAGACGAGCCAGGAGGTCCGCCTTGTTACCACTGGTCGGCAGGTCGCGGTCCTCCAGTTCGGCTCGGAGGTCGTCGTTGGTCATCGAGGAGTACTCGTCCTCGATGTCCTCCTCCGCGTCGACCTGGAGGTTAGCCTGCTCGGCCTGCGAGGACGTGGTCGGGGCGTCGTCCTCGTGAGTGACGCCGTGCTCCTCGTCGTTGAGAGCGATGAGGTCGTGCCGTGCACGGCTGTCGAGGTATGCGCGGTCCTCGTCGGACAGCGGCTGACTGAGATCGATCTTTCGGGACACTGCTTCACCTGCTTTCGCTTGGGCTTGAAGGAGAGAGGCCCCGGCCTGAGCGTCCTAGAAGAACCGCTCAGACCGGGGCCACCTGCTAGGCGTACTGCGTCGGGATGCTGTAGGCACCCGTCGTGATCTTCATCACGACGCCCGCACCGCGCTGGCGGATGCCAGTGCCGAAGCCGCGCTGGTAGTACGCCTCCTGAAGCGGGTAGTCCGCCGACCGACCCTTGACGAGTCGCAGGCCCCGCAACTGCGGGTTCTGGTGCTCCCGGATGCCGACCGGGTTCGAGAGGCTGGCCGAGCCACCCGTCGCGAAGCCCACCATGTAGCCGCTGGGGATGTAGGACTCCTCGACGATGGTGAACTGCCCGTAGGCCCCGATGACCTTCATGCCGCGCAGGGTGGCCGGAGGCCGCGTCTGCCCCGGCGCGAGCGCCAGGTTGGTCGGCACGAGGAACGACGGCGTGTTCTGCGCGGGGACGAAGTCGTACCGCGCCGTACCACCGTTCGCCACCGAGCGGAAGCCTCGGATGGTGTCACCCTGCGCCTTGTTGACCATCAGCACGAGGTCGTTGCCGTTCTCGGTGCTGTAGCCGTGGTGCGTGAGGTGATCTTCCATCTCCTCGAGGTCCCCGGCGTCCACGGTCGCCGCACCCGACGTGAGGTAGTGGGTGTGCGTGTTCGTGAACGTGTTCGCCTTGTAGTCCGGCGGGGTGGTGCCGTCGTTGTTGTAGAAGGCGTACACGTTGTACGCCGTCGTCAGACCACCCGTGCCGCCCTTGGCGTTGATGTCGGCCGTCCGGTTGGTGTTGCGGAACAGCGTCCGCATCACCTCGGTGAAGACCATCCGGTTGTCGGCCTCGAGAGCCGCCTGGTTCTGCGCCTCCACCTGAGCCGCAGTGGCCTCGGCGAGGAACTTCCAGGTGAACCGCGTCGCGAGGTCGTACCACTCGAAGGAGAAGCCCAGCGAGAAGTACGAACCGCCGCCACGGATGGACTTCGGGACGCCGAACTCCGACGCGACCTCGAAGTCGTCCGTCGCACCCATCTGGTAGACGTCCTCGACGGCCTGCGTCTGCGGGTACGTGAGGAAGTCGATCAGGGTCTGACGGGTCTCGTTGCGCAGCCGAACGGTGGCCTGGAACTCCGTCCAGAGCGCGTTGAGGTCCCGGCCGTCCGCCGTCGCGACGATGACGTCCGACTCCTGGTTGAAGCCCCGGTTACCACCGGAGATCCCAGGAACCACACCGAGAACGTTCGCGTAGAACGGGTCGGTGAGGATGTTGACGGCCTTGATACCGTCGGGGCCGTACGTGGCTTCCTTCGACCAGGCGTGCGCCGGAAGGACGAGCCGCTGCTCAGGTGTAAGCGTGAACAAGAGACTCGCCTCCTATGCCTGGACCGGACGGGTGCGGACGACGAGGCGGGTCGCCTCGACGGTGTGCCCGGCGCGGACACCGTTGGTGCCAGCCGGGGTGGGTGCGGTCGCCGTGAGGGCTCCCGTGGTGCCGTCGAGGTAGTACGTGGTACCGGCGGAGAGACCATCCATTTCGACGATCTCACCGTCCTGCATCACGTCGACGATGGTGCCAGCGGGGTGCGCCTTCTGGAGGCAGACCACTCCGATGACTCCGGTGTTACCGGCACCCTTCACGACCTGACCACTGGTGTTCAGGCCGACACCGATGACGGCTCCGATGTCACCGGAGGACCATGCAGCGGCGAGAGGGGCACGATGACCACCGGTGAGGGGCTCGTACTTGTCGATACGAGGCACGGTTTCACCTTCCTGTCACGTGAGTTCCGGCTCAGACGTTGAGCGCGGGGTACTTCTTGCGAAGGGCGTCCGCGTCCATCTTGGACGGGTCGTTCTTCTTGGTCGAACCGGTGGGAGAACCCGTGGGACCAGCGCCGCTCTGCGACCCCTCGCCCTCGTCGTCCTTCAGAAGGAACGGCTTCGCCTTGGCGATGGCCTCCAGAGCCTTGTCGAGACCCTTGATGGTGCCGTCGTCCTCGACCGAGACCAACTCGTGCCCGCGAACGAGCCCGAGAACGATCTCCGGGTCCTGCCAGGAGTACTTGGACTGCAAGGCGAAAGCGTTGTCGAAGCGGAGGCGCTTGTTCTCCTCCGTCAGGTCTGCGTTCGTCTTAGTCAACTCCTCGACCTGCCCCGTGAGGCGCTCGGTCTCGGACTTGTCCTTGTCCTCGTACTCCTTGACCTTCTTCAGAGCCTCTGCCGCGCTCTTGTCGGCAGCACTCATGCGGGCCTTGAGACGTTCGTACTCCTCCTTGGAGACGGTCTCACCTTCCGCGGGCTTTCCGGTCTCTTCGCCCTCGCCCGAGCCACCAGTGCCGGTGTCGCCGCTGTCGCCACCGTCACCGCCCTCGGTGCTGGTCGTGCCCTCTTCTCCCTCACCGTCGGGCTGTGCGCCAGCGATCCGGTACACCGGGACGCCTCGGACAGTGCCGATGAGGGCCTTGCGAATGAGCCGCTGACTCATGGTCTACCTTTCAGGTCGCCGCACTGCGGATGAGGTCAGCGTACCCGACCGAGCGCGGTCTCCGCATGAGCCCGTTCGGTTGAATCTCCTTTGCTTCCAACCGAATCGAGACTACCCCTCGAGGTCGTCCCCACGGATGACCGGCGGTCGCACCGCGTCGGCGAGCAGCGCGTAGCCCGTCGCCACGTCGTAGCGGTCATCAGCAACGACGTCCAGTTGTACGTTCGTCGGGTCGCTCACCGGTCCTTGAGATGGCGTGGTCACTAGAGCCCCTTCGTGTGGGAACCTGGGATGGCTCGGATGCGAACGGTGGTCTGGTAGCCGCTCTTGGAAACGGACAGCACTTCGTACTTCGTGCCAGCCGCGATCAGCATCTCCTTCTCACTGTGGTAACTGGAGATCGATTGGATGTAGGAGGCGCTCGTCCCGACGGGCAGTTCGACCTCCAACTGCACCGAGCCACTGAATGCTCCGCGCCCACCTACCGACGTCGAGAGAAACCCCTTGTCCTGCACGGTCTTTCCGACGAGTTGGAGAGCCTGCTCGTACGACTGGAGGCCGAACTGCTGGAAGTCGCAGCCACGGTGAACCAGCACCTTGCGCGGCATCGACCTCATGCCAGCCTGCGCGTTGTGCACCGCCTTCTTGAGCCCTTCGTCCAGCCACCCCGCCCTGTCTCCGCGCAGCCACTGATTCATCTGTCGATACGAGCCACCCGTGTACGTCGTCAGTCCGCGCTGCTGCTCTGCTGTCCACGGCTCGAGAGTTCTCTGCATCGCGTTGGCTTCGCTGGTCGAGAACACCCGGTAGTCCGCGCTGTCTGCGGGGAGGGGCGGGAGGTTCGCCTCCAGATCCTTCGCGGCCTTCTGTGCGAGGATCTTCGCTTGCCCTGTAGGGGAACTCGCGTACTCCACGACCTTCTTCTCGTAGAAGAAGCCGTTCTCGATCCCGAGTTGCGCAGCCTTCTTCTTGTCGTACGCCCGCACGTAGTCCAGGAGGCTTGCCTTGTGGTGCGGGTACTGCTGCTGGAACTTGAGATACGACGTCCACATCTGGTCGTAGAGATGCTCCGGGCTCATCCCAGCGAAGATGGAGTTCTTCAGGTCCTCGAACACGTAGTTCAGTTGGCCGGGATTGGTGATCGCCATCTCGCTGACGTTCGGGTTCGGGTGGTAGCCCGCCTGCGCCGCGTTTGAGATGTCCTGCTGTGCTTGGGTTTTCGATGTCTTCCCGATGCCGGTCGGGTCGCCCTTCTTCGCCTTCAGCGTCGGAGCCTGCGGAGTGTACTCGCCGGTCTTCGCCATCTTCTTCTTGAGGACCGAGAGTTTGTTGCCGCCACCCAAGTAGTCCGCGATCTGCTGCCGGATGGTCTCCGGCGGCAGGTGGATGCCGTACGACTGCTCCATCAACTTGTAGATGGCCTGATCGAACGCCTCGTTGTTCTGGGTGTACAGCGTCCAGGGGTTGTCCGGGTCGGCTGCGATCTGATCCTTCGCCTTGATGTACGCCTTCGCCACGTCCTCGTCCATGTAGGCCGGGATGTGCTGCACGACGTCCTCGGCGGCCTGGTGGACAGCGTCGACGGTTGGTTTGATCGGGACGCCGTTGGGCGTCGGTGCCGTCTTGGGCACGACCTTCTTCTTGAGGGCGCTCAACTTGTGACCGTCTGCCTTGTAGGCATCGATCTTGGCCTTCACTTCGGCTGGCGTGTAACCGATCTCCTTCGCGATGGCGTCGTAGACCATCCCGTCGAGTTCCGGGTTGACGCCCTTGATGTTGAGGTTCTTGGCCTTGGCGATCTCATCCTTGGTCTTGACGAACATGGTGGCGACATCCTCGTCGCTCATGTTGCCAACGCTCTTGGAAATCTCACTGATCGGTGACGACCCACCGGGCAGGTCGAAGGCCCACTTGTCGCTCGCCAGCAACTCCTCCAACTTGGCTTCACTCATGATGGAGACGTGCGTCTCCCCCTGGATGACCCTGGTGAGTTGGTAGCCATGATCTCCCTTCAGGATCTTGTAGGCGTCTCCGGTTGGTCCGTAGGTAGCGTCGAAGACGTGCTCGCCGTACTCCAGGTTAGGGAAGGAACCCTTCACGTAGCCGTAGTGACCCTGGATGACGGCGTGCTTGGCCTGTGCCTCGGTCTGCCCGAGGCCCTTCAGTTTCTCGTACTGCTTCGCTTGGAACGCAGCCGAAACCGAGCAGATCTGACCCGGTACTACGCCGTACCCGACGCTAGCCACAGGGACTCACATGCGGTGCGTACTGGTAGATCTGCTGGTCGATGTACGTGTTGTACTTGCCCTGCACGAAGCCCTGAATGAAGTCTTCCTCGCTGACGGTCTCCGTCGTCAGGTAGCACAGGCAATTCGGGTGCGGCTTACCGGGAACCTCGCTCGGCTTGAAGACGCCAGCATCGCCGCCCTTGAAGTGCGATCGCTCGGCGTAGTCGTTGCAGGCGTCGGGCCTGGGATGGGAGCCGCTCAGGTGCCACTTGAACCCCTCTGTGAAAGGACTGTCGATGCGCTGATCAATCTGGGCACGGTGGAAGGCGTTGTTGATCTCAGTGCGTGCCAGTCGTTCGGCCGCGTAGGAGACGCCGCCCGGTGTCGAGGGGCTGATGAAACCCCTTACGCTGTCGGCAATCTGTCGAGCAGTGCGACCCAGCAACAGCCCTCGGTTGATCTCCCTATCGACCAGTCCGTTGGCGAGGGCCTGCGTTCGATAGACCTGGTCGCTGAGCGAGATGCCGTTGTCCATCCGGGCCTTGTACTTCTGGATCACAACCTGAGCGCGGATCTGCATCGCCCGTTCCAGTTCCGGGATCGGTCCGCCGAACACCGGGTTGAACAGCAATCGATTGACGAGGTTCTCCGCCTCTGCTACCTGCATCCCAGCCCGAGCCATTCCCGCCGCAGTAGCCGTCGTGACGTGTCCCCAGAGTTCGGCCTGGAGACCGCGCAGTGCTCGCGTCGCTTCGGCCACCTGCCGCCGCTCCATCGCAGCGCCGAGGCCCTTCTTGCCAGCCAGCCGCGTAATGATGCGCTCGCCTTCGTTGGCCGCGTCCCGCAGTACCGCAGCGAGTTCCTTGTCCACCACGGTCTGAACAGCGACGTAGCGTTGCAGCGGGTTAGGCGACGTCATAGGAGAGCACCTGCCCTCCCGCCACGATCAGCATCTTCATGCCCGGTGGGTGGCCGTCCAGGTCTGCGGTGGAGGGCGCGGGGTCGTCGTTCGGGTGCGAGTGCCACACCGCCGAGGGGATGCCCTGCTCGTAGACGGCCAGCAGTTCGTCGTCGGCCATCTGGAAGAAGGCCTCAGGTTCGCTGTGAACGTTGGTGATTTGGACGGCCTGGCCGTTGACGATGACGCCGCACGCCTCATCGGGATACGCCTGGGCTGCCCACCAGAGAAGTTGTGCCTTGATCTCTGCCGAGACGTCCGCGAAGTGCGCCTCGGTAGTGGTCACGTCGCCGCCACGTCACCAGCCGGGTTGTCCTCGACAGCGGCCCCACCGAGGGTCGCCAGTTCGGCGGCCACTCGCTCAGCCAGCGGGTCAACCGGCGTAGACGACTCGGTGCTGAGGGCCGTCTCCTGGGCGATGATGGCTGCCTCGTTGTCCGCGAAGGTGTAGCCCAGCATTGCCAGGCGAGGTCGAGCCGTCTGAGCACTCATCACCTTGGCTGCCACCATATCCAGGATGAAGCCGATCTCCTTCTCCTTGTTCAGCGGCAGTTTGTCGCCGAGGGTCGGGACGATCTCGGTGTCCGTGATGTTGACGCCCTCGTACACCTGGAACCACGTCTTCAGGTCGAAGAACATCTGGGTGTGGACGTCGAGGATCTCCAGGTCCTTCTCGGCAGCCTTCGCCAGCATCGGCCCCAACTGAAGGATCAGAGCGATGCCGCTCTCCGCGACCTGCACGTCCACCTTCCCGATGGCCGCGTCACTGGTGGCGGTGGCCTCCTTGAGGAAGTTGATGAGCATGCCGATGTGATCAGCGGAGGGCTGGATGCTGCCGAGACCGTCGATGCGCTTGAAGCCCACCGCGTTCTCGATGACCTTGCCTGGTCCGAGTTCCCACGGCACGTCGTTGCCGTCCTCGTCCACCGGCCCAGCGCCGTCGGTCGCGTACATCCCGAGGCCCTGCAAGGCCAGCGAGAGTTCCTGGTCGCTCATGGCCTGGTTGACGGCTGCCATGATGCGCTCGAGTCCGCGCAGTTCGCTTGAACCGTAGGGGTTCTGGGGCTCTTCGAAGTTCTTCACGTGGTACACCGGGAAGGCCGTGATGCGCGGGTCCAGCATCGTCGGAGCGATGGTCACCGTCTCCGGGGTGGTAGAGAGGTTCCAGTCCTTGACCTCGAAGATGCCCTCGCTGACCTGGATCTGGCCGTTGTCGAGCCGCTCGTAGGTGAGCCGCTTGATGCGCTCCTTGCCGTCCGACGTGAGGAACTGGTCGGCCAGGTGAATCTTGATAAGGCGGTCCAGGTCGTCGTCGGCGTACACCGGGAACCACGAGCCGGGGTTCACTGCCAGCACGGAGATCCGAGTACCCTGCGGCTTGGCCGGGTCAGCGTAGATGTGCCACAGCCAGTCGCCTCGGATGAGACCGAAGCGCTTGTTCATGGCGTACTTGGACTTCATCTTCTCGCGACGGAACAGACTCGTGAAAGTCCTTACTGCGAGGGCCTGCTGCTCGGGGGAGGACACGGTGGGGTCGACGGTGAAGTCGAACCCTGCCCCGACGTACCTGTTCGTCGTGTCGACGATCGTGCGGCCTGTGGGGACGTAGATCGGATTGTCCTCCGAGCCCCGCGCCGTCAACTTGAAGGTCTCGGGGTTGTTCCAGTAGATGTCCTCGTAGACAAGGTAACTCGCGACGCGCTCCTGCTCCAGCGCAGGCACCCACGACGGCTGCACGCCGATCAGCGGAGCAACGGTCGAGGACGGGGTGGTGACGCCAGGACTGGTCACAGAGTCCTCCTCAGTTTGCTGTTCAGCCTAGCGGGCCACCTATCAGCCCCGCATGGACGCCTTCCGTACGCGGGCGCGACCGCCCTCGACGCTATCTCCGTAGTGCCCTCGCATGAAACGGCCGAGCGCCTCTGGCGTGTGGTCGTCCTTCTTCAGTGGTTCTTCCTTGCTGTTGAGAGTCGCTTCCCCTTTGGTATCAGGGTATCTGTAGGCGTCCATCTCGCGGATGAGGTTGACGCAGCGTCGGTCCACCCGCAACTTCGGGTGCCGCTCGGGGTGGTCGTCCGGGAGATGGGGGTTCACGTCCTGGAGCCAACTGCGAATGAGGTCCAGGCGGATCTTGCGCTCGCCACCAGTGCCACCACGCATGGTCATCCGGAGAGCGCGAGCCAAGGTGTTGCTGGCCTTGGGGTCCTCGGGGTCCGGGTACATCTCCTTGCAGGCCTCGACCAACCCGGGGAACTGTGCCTGGAGGTCCTGGGCGAACTCGGCGTCGGTGCGGCCTCGCTCGTAGTACTCTCCGATGACGTACAGGTTGTCCCAGACGTCCTTCTGGATCCACAGCCCTACGTTCGGGTTCGTCCATCCGTAGTCAGTCGCGAGATACACCGGAAGGCTTGGGTCGTAAGGGAAGTCGCCGACGTGCCTCTCCTCATCCCACGCCTTGAAGACGCGACCCACGTAGTCGCTGAAGAGCGCCCCGACCTCCTGGTTGAAGGCCTCCGGCGTGAGGTCGCGTTCCATCGACAGGATTTCCGGGTCCTTGCGACCCAGCGGGAAGACCTTCGTGTTGTACCAACTCGGGAAGCGGTGCGACGACCACTCTCGTTCGTTGGGATCCTGCCCCTTGCGCCACAGGTCGTAGAACCAGTTCTTGCCCTCGGGCGTGCTGTTGAACAGCGACCAGCCCTGGAAGTCAGCGAGGGTGGGTCGGACGTACTTGGTCCAGACGCTCTCCTTCTGCTTGGCTGCCTCCGCCATGATGACGCCGAAGAGGCCCTCACCTACCAGCGACTCCGGGTGCGCGGCACTCTTGGCCGACACGAGAAACTTGCCCTCCCAAAGCGACACCTGCATGTTGCCGCTTCGGCTGTCGTAGTAGGTGCCAGGCCGGTCGAAGGGCATCCCGAGTCGCTTGGCATCGTTGTAGAAGACGCGGAACTCCTTCTCAGCGTCCGTGTAGTTGGGACCGACGATCCAGAACTCCATCCGGATACCGAGGTCTTCCAACTGCTTGCGGTTCATGTAGGCCCGGTACGCCTCTGGCGTCAACTCGTGACCACCGCCCGTGCTCTTGCCGGTACGACGGCCAGCGGACACCACGATGTTGCGGCTCGGGTCCTTGTGGATGACGGACTGCGCCGGGTTCGGCACGTAGTTCAACGCGGGCCAGATGCGGTCCTTGACGATGGCGAGCCCCATCAGGCTGGCTCCTCTGAAACCCCTGCAACGTAAGCGAAGAGGATCGGGTTGTCGACCAGCACTGCGAACAGCCGGGGCTCCAGGATGGAGACCACTGCCTCTTCGGTCTCGTCGTGGTCGTCCTTGAAGAACGAACTGATGGGCACCCCGATGTCCCAGCACAGGCAGTGCAGTACCTCGTGGACCAGGGTGGCCCGCTTCTCCTGCTCACTCATGTCCGGCGAGATCCAGATCTTGCTGTGAACATGGTCGGTGCGACCCATCGTGCGGTCTTCTTCCTTGCCGTTCTTGGTCTCACCAGGCTCCAGAGACCTTTGCTTCCAGGACTTCTTGTCGAAGAAGACGTCGTACACCTTGGCCCCGACCTTGAGGCTGCTCGGACGGTTCACCGGAACCGGTCCCGGTACGTCTCAAGGAGACCGACGATGTGCCAGGGCATCAGGTGCGACGACGGACAACCGGTGATGTGCGTACGGCTCTTGTCGAAGTCAGTCCAGTTGGTGATCAGCACGAAGTCCGTCGGGACGATGTTCTCGTTGGGCTTACACTCGCAGTCCTCGATGTGGTCGCAAGGGTGGTTCTCCACAGCGTCCCAATCGGGTGCGATGGCATCCTTGAACTCATCAACGAGCGCAGTGAGTTTGGCAGAGAACTCGTCGTATCTCTTGATGACGGTTTGGCTGTCGGTCATGGCGTCCCTTTGCGCTCGGCTGACGACTTACTCCGTACCGTGCAGCACCCGCGCTGCGCGGGCAATGGCCTCGTCCTCCGCCTCGGCCACGATGCCTCCGATGATAGCCTCCCACGGCTGCACCACGGAGACCTCCACCTTGTCCGGCGTCTTGCCAGCAACGCGCTCGATGACGTACTGCGCTGCCTTGAGGCGGTCCTTGGGATCCAGCGCCTCGTTTTTAGCGATGTCGCTGAAGACCTTGATGCTGTCGTAGAAGGCCTCGCGCCACATCAACTCGCCCTGCTTGAGGAGTTGCCTGATGCACGCCTGGTAGAACTCCGCCGGGATCCACTTCGGCGGCCTACCTCGGAACTTGCCCTCGTGGTCCTTCAGTTGACCGCGCACCAGTTCCTCAGGGCTCAGCGTCGCCACGAACTCCTGCATCGTAAGGGTTCCGGCCTCGATCTGATCCATGACGTTGACCAACTTCTTGGAGGCGTGAACGCGCTTGCCACGGGTCCGGGGCTGACGGAGACCTTCCGGATCCTCCGGCGGCTCCATCGGGTCCGGCTTGCCGAACAGGTGGACGACGGTCTCCCCTACCTGCTCCCCTAGTTCGCTCTGGATGCGCTGCCCTCTACCCGGCGTGGTGCGTGGCTTCGTCTTACGCGGCTTGCCACCTGCGCCGACGTACTTCTTCTCGCCGTCATCCGTCACGTGGCATCATCCCAAACGCCGAGAAGGTGTTCCTGTGCCTTGCTGATGCGCTCCCACTGTTCCTTCTTGACGTCCTGCAATGCGGAGAGCGCCCGCTGGATGCGATTCGCCTGTGTACCAAGGAGTTTCGCCTGCTCGTCGATGCGGGCCTGGTAGCGCTCGACCGTCGCAGCCGCCCGCTCTATGACGCCCGCGCTCTCCTGAGTGACGGCCACCGTCTTGTCCGCCTCGGTGTACATCTCCTGTGCCAGCGCGAAGGCGTCGCCGCCCGCATCTACACCCATCACAGGTCGCCGTTCGTGTCGACCGGACCCACACCGCGCCGCCCGGCTTCCCGAACGCGCTCGCTGTCTGCGGTGGCGGAGGCGGGGTCCGGTGCGCTCATCGTCGATCGCTCCAACCGAGCCTCCTCAGCCGGAGTGAGGCTGTGCGGCAGCGGCGCTACCAATCCTGGCACGCCACCGAACTCGCTACCCTTTGTCGCCATGACGTCTCCTCCTAGATGCCGGAATACATCGTACCTCAAGCCAACCACGAACTACCCTGGAACTCCCTGCAAACCAAGCGATCTGGCGGTACCGCTCACCACCCAACCAACCCCTGAACCCCGGAGAAACCGAACCGACACTATGGAAAGGTGATCCCTCCTCCCCTACTACTAAGGGTCTCTCTATCTCTCTCTCTCTCTCTCTAGAG